TCGCCGGGAAGAACCACCTGAAGGCGACGAGCGTGGGCGGAAGAGCCGGCGCGACGATCACACCGGAGGAGCGGGCTATGTACAGGCTGTTCAATCCGACCGCCACGGATCAGGAGATCCAAAGATATCAAAACAAATTCAAGAAGGGCTGAGGCCCAGAGAGGAGAAAAGAAATGTTCCTTAATGTCAAAAACGATGACGGGCATGTAGCTCCCTTTATGGAGCTGCCCTGCTCTGCCATTACCCCGAAGAACGGGCTGGCTCTGGCGCTGTCGAGCGGCCAGCTGGCCATCGCCGCCGGATCCACGAAGCCGGAGTTCATCTGCGTGGAAGAGAGAGCGGCTGCTGTCACGGCAGGCGATCTCGTCACTGTCGTGCGTGTCGAGGAAGACACCGATTATGAGACCGTGTTCTCTGCCGACGCAACTGGCGTTGTCATCGGCGATGCGGTCACTATCGGCGCGGACGGCCTGACCGTCACCGGCACCACCACCAACGGCGTTGCCAAGGTCGTGTACGCAGAAGGCACGGCGAGCGGCGACACTGTCGTCGTCCGGTTCTAAGCCGGGCAGAATCTGAACAAGGAGGAAAGAATAATGCCTATCGTATTTTCGGAAAGCTCTAACCTTGCCAATACCATCTACGGCAAGTGCGAAGCCCCGGTCCGCATGTTCCTGGAACAGCGGGCGGAAGCCTTCGACCAGAACAGTCTGCTGAAGGAACTGTTCCTGATGGGAACCTCGGAGAACTACGGCGACCTGCTCACGACCATGACGGCCATGAATGGCTTCCAGCCGGTCGGTGAGAACGGCGCCTATCCCAGCGACAGCATGGAGGAAGGCTACAAGAAGCTGCTGGTCTATGAGACCTGGAAAGATGAGTTCACCATCACCCAGGAGATGATCGAGGACGCAAAGGTCATGGATATGAAGAAGCAGCCTGCTGCCTTCATGACCGGCTACGAGCGGACCCGCGAGCTCTTCGGCGCTGCCATCTACGCAGCGTTCATGTCGAGCGCCGGCACGATGAAGTTCCGGGGCAAGACCTTCGATGTCAAAGGCGCGGACGGCAAGGCCATCTGTGCGAAGGATCACCCGGCGAAAGTCAAGGGAGCCGCGCAGTCCAACTGCTTCTCCAACACCTTCAGCGCCGACGCCCTCGGCCTGGTGGAGACTGCCATGCAGAACTTCAAGGGCGACAACGGCGAGATCCTTGACGTCGCGCCCAGCACCATCCTGATCCCGAACGACGCCGCCATGAAGAAGGCTGTGTTCGCTGCCATCGGCGCGGACAAAGAGCCCACCACGGCGAACAACGCGTTCAACTATCAGTACGGTCGCTGGACGGTCATCATCTGGCCGTACCTCAACAACTTCCTGGGCGCCGGCGGGGATCCCGTATGGGCCCTGATCGACCCGACCTACAACGTCAACTATGGCGGGGCCGTGTGGAACGACCGTGTTCCTCTGACGGTCCGGACGGTGATCGACGACAACACCGACGCAGCCAAGTGGAAAGGCCGTGCCCGTTTCAACGCGACCGGCAACGACTGGCGCTTCATGGCCGTCGGTGGCGTGACCGGCGGCACGACCCTGAGCTGAGGGGATCCGCATCTTTTAACCTGTGCCGTGTCTGCTCTTCGGAGTGGGCACGGCATTGGCAGATAAGCGGAAGGAGGACGGAACCATGACAGTAAAACAATGCGTCCAGTACGTCGATGAAGTGAAGCCAAACGCTTTCTCGACGGAAGCGAAGATCGCGTGGGTCAGTCAGATTGAAGGCAGGATCGCCAACGAAATCTTTCTGATGGCGCCGGTGGAGCTGAGGCAATTCATTTACAGAACCGTGCTGGAAGACGGAGACAAGGAACTGCTGTTGGATCCGCCGTATGATGACATCTACACCGCGTACCTGACGGCGAAGGTAGACTCGAAGAACGGCGAGTTCAACCGGCTGAGTACGGCAGCGCAGGCTTTCAACCGGCTGTGGGATGAGTTCTCCGCATACATCGCAAACCAGTACGATCCCGCAGCGGGATACGTCGGAGAGATCGCGGCGGACGGAAGAACCGAAGAGGAGGAAAACGAATTTGAGCTTATGGAATAATCCCCCGTACTACCTGACGGCGTACGGGCTTGCCGTGAAGCACGGCTTTTCCGGGACCGAGGAACAGTGGCTTGCGAGCCTCCGAGGAGAACCCGGAGCAGACTTTCAGTTCGAGAAGAGCTTCGAGACTTACGCGGAAATGATCGACTACTACACCGGCACCAGACCGAGGGGATTCGTCTTTGTCGGAACCGAGGACGACTACCTGGTCTATTGGTGGGACGCGACCGAGCAGGAGTGGAGAAGCGCAGCATGGAGAGGAAAGCAGGGAGATCCGGGACTTCCGGGCAGTCCTGGCGCGCCGGGTGCGCCGGGTGCACCGGGAGCGCCGGGCGAACCAGGAGCGGACGGCGTGAGCATGACGGGCTTTCAGCTCGTCTCCGGCACACACGCGCCGGGCACATTCGACACCTATTATGTGAAGCTGTCCAACGGGACCAACATCCCCGTCTACATCTACAATGGCGCGGACGGTCTCGGATCCGGCGACATGCGGAGGAGCATCTACGACCCGCACAACCGGAACACGGACATCTTCCAGGCTATTGAGGACGCAGTCAAGGCTGCCGTAACTTCGGTCAACGGTATGCACGGGGATGTCGTCATCTCCCATGTGGAGCTGGCGGACAACCTGTACAGCCCGGACAACCAGGAGATCTACGACGGCTATAAGTACCGGACGAGCGGCGGAGCTGCGAGCATCAACAGCGGCGAAGCAGAGCTGGCGACAGTCTACGGCAACACCATCGCAATCGGCAGGATCCCGAAGAGTCTGAGCATCGCAACGAGCTCGGAGGTTCTGCAGGTCATGATCGTACCGTCAGAGTGGGAGCAGTCAGTGCTTGCCGACGACAGCGGCACCTACGTCTTCACCTTCGACGGGACGCGCTGGAAGTACAACGGGGCGAACATCACCCTGGAGGACTACGGCATCTCCGTCACCGGCGTGCCTGTGGAGGACGACACCATCACGGTCGTGTGGCAGAAGGATGTCAGAGGCACGCTGGTCACAGCGACGCCGACGAGCTTCCAGAGCCTCGGCCTGAACCAGTTCGATCCGGACAACGAGCTGACCGATTACAGCATCGACACTTCCGGTAACGTGGAGGCAAACGTGGGGACATCCGTCTGCTGGATCCACGCGGTCGGCGGCCAGACCTACACCATCTATGACAGCAACAACGGCGTGCTGCGTATCGGCATCTGCCCGACAGTGCCAGACACCAGCACCACCGGCATTGAGCTCGTGACCTCGAACGTCGGAACCAGCTATGTGAACACGGACGAGGACTGCTACATCTGTGTGGTCATCACAGATCCGACTACCCTCTGCGCGCACCCGAAGTGGAGCGGCTACGAGGACGCGACCTATGAAGCATACGCAGAAAGCAACATCGCTATTCCGACGGCGGACAAAAACAGCACAGCTCTCCCGACGGCGAGCTACGGCATGCCGAGCGTGGGAGCGGTCCGGGACGAACTGAGCTTCGACCTGAAGACCTACACCAAACGGATCGGACAGATGGCCTACTCAGAAGCAAACCTGGAAACCGTCAAGGCCATGGACGTGGACTACGACTACGACGCGACGAACATCTTCTATGTGCTGCCGGCGCCGGTCGTCTATGAGTTGGATGCCAGCGTGAGCGGCGCCTACACAGCGGACGACTTCGGAACCGAGGAGTTCATCGGGACCAACGTGGCGCTGTTTGCCCTGAACGTCTACGGCCAGAACCTGCGTGACAAGCTGAGGACGGACGTGCTGACCAAGACGCCGCAGACCCTGACCAAGGCGGAGAAGAAACAGGCACGAGCCAACATCGGCGCGCAGATCGACACGGCCAGCGCGACGGCGGGATTCCATAACAGTGTATTCCGAGGCAAGGACATCTCCGACTACATCACGGACGGAACCCTGTGGAAGCGCGTCGCCGGATCTGACGGCTACGAGCTCTTCGAGGATCTGTATGTGGGCGACTACTTCGAGAAGAACTCGAAGAAATACCGGATTGCCGCCTTTGATTACTGGCTGCATTGCGGAGACACCGAGTGCACCACGCATCACATCGTCATCGTGCCGGACCATAACATGCTGGAGGCGGACGGCAGCACGACTCACTGGATGAATACCACCAACACCACCACCGGCGCCTACGTCGGAAGCGACTTCTACACCGGGAACAACAGCAACACCGGCAAGGCGACCTGCCTGGCCGAGGCCGAGGGCGTCTTCGGAAACACACACATCCTGAGCCACAGGGAACTGTTCGCCAATGCGGCGAGCAGCGGCGCGTCTTCCGGGTGGTCTTGGTACGACGCCAAAGTGGAAATGATGAACGAACCAATGGTGTACGGCACAAGAGCATGGAGCAATTCGGGCGGCGCCGGCAACGGATACGACGTCGGCATCGACAAGACCCAGCTGCCCCTGTTCGCTATGGCGCCGGAGTTCATCTGCAACCGTGCGAACTGGTGGCTGCGTGACGTCGTTTCCTCGACGAACTTCGCTAGTGTCGACGACTACGGCATTGCGAACCGCGACAGCGCATCCGCCGCCTGGGTCGGGGTGCGGCCGGCTTTCGGTATCAAAGCGTAAGCGAATCTAAGATCTCCGCCCCTCGTGGGCGGAGATATGCAGGAAGGAAGAGAAGATGAGCGGCGTACCAAAAGGAAGAAGATCTGAATCAAGATTCGAGGCGAGTCACCACTACTACCGGCTGCGGGACGAAGTGACAAAGCTGGTTCTGGAGGACTTCGGATTCTCTGAGGAGAAATACCAGAAGAAGATCGAGAAGTTCCGGGAGTGGCACAGCCACGAGGCGAACGTAGAAGAGCAGGTGCAGCGCATGGAGAAACGGAACGAGGCTTTCCAGAAATGGTTCATCGACGAGGAAGCGCGAGCCATCCTCCAGCTGCTTCGGAATATTGAGAGGGAATTTACCTCCGGGAACGCCATCTATCCATCCGACACACCGGCAC